CACTGGTTCGACGACTACCACGAATACAGAAACTCAGGACCATCTATAGCAGAATATGATGGTGTGTCGTATGCTCACTTCTTCCAAGCAGGTAACTTCGGATCAGCAGTATCTGGATTACACCACGCTAATACTCTCTTAGGTCACAGATATACAAGCTCTACTTGTGGTCACAGTCATAAACGTGATCTAAAGTTTAAGGATGGAGCTAAAGCTATAGGACTTGTAGCAGGTTGCTTTAAAGGTGCTGAAGAAGGTTGGGCAGGTCAGTCTAATCTTGATTGGTGGAAGGGTGTAGTAATCAAACGTGAAATAGAAAATGGTATGTATGAACCAGAGTTTGTTTCACTTAAGAGGTTAAAGGAGTTGTATGGGTAAACGTAGTAACTTTGAGAGAGTACCTAGAGACTACTACCCAACACCCATAGAAGCTGTAGAGCCGTTATTAGCACACTTGCCATACGCATTTGACTATGTAGAGCCTTGTGCTGGTGATGGACGCTTAATAAGGCACATAACTAAACTAACTCAAGGTACAGGAGAATGTATATATGCTAGTGACATTGAGCCAAGACATGCTGACATATTTACTTCTAATGCTCTTAATCTTGATTTTGGTGGCTATGGAGTAATGGACTACATGATAACTAACCCACCTTGGGATAGAAAGATATTACACAATTTGATAGACCACTGGATAGAGATATGTCCTACTTGGTTATTGTTTGATGCTGATTGGATGCACACTAAACAGTCAGCTTTATTTATGACTTACTGCTCTAAGGTTGTATCGATAGGTCGTGTTAAGTGGATAGAGGGTAGTAAGAGTGTAGGTAAGGACAACTGTTGTTGGTACTTATTTGACTTATACAAAGAAGATATGAAACCAACAGAATTTTATGGAAGAGTAGTATGACAATAGGATTTAGAGAATACCAACAGAAAGCAGTTAGCTTTGCTATATACCCTGCAACACATAAGGTTCTGTACCCTACTTTAGGTTTATGTGGTGAAACAGGTGAAGTAGCCGAGAAGGTTAAGAAGCAAGTAAGAGATGGTGTGTTTAATCGACATGAGGTAGCAAAGGAATTAGGTGACGTACTGTGGTACTTATCTAACTTAGCTAACGACATAGGTTATAACTTAGATGAGATAGCTGACATAAACATAGAGAAGCTAACAAGCCGTAAGAATAGAGATAAGATAAAAGGATCAGGAGACAATAGATGAAAACTATTATACACGTTAATCAGCATGTAGTAAGGTCTAACTCAAAGAACAAAGAAAACAAACCAGTCCTTACTGTTAAAACTTACAAGAGTAATAACTATGCACACTCAGTAGATATTAAAGGATCAAGTAAGGTAGTGTATAGCCCAAGCAAACCTCTATCTTGTGGGGCGAAGGTTTGGATAGAGACTAATGATGAAGTAATAATACATAAGGGGTTATAACATGAGAATACTAAGAGCGTTTGGTAGATGGTGGTATAGGTTTATCAATTACATGATTACGTGGCAGATGCACAGAGATGCAGTCAAACATCTGAATAGGTTAACTGACAGAGAACTAAAAGATATAGGTCTTACTCGTGGCGACATAGATCGTATGATATGGTTTAAAGAAGATAGACAAGAAAGAGGCGGCAAGAAATGAGCGACAACTACTTACCAACAGACTACCAATCATTTATACACAAGTCACGTTATGCTCGTTGGTTAGAGGCAGAAGGTAGAAGAGAGTCTTGGGGAGAGACAGTAACTAGGTACATGGATAACTTAGTTAAACCAGCTTTAGGAGATTACCCCAAGCAGATAGCAGAGATAGAAGAAGCTATACTAAACCTAGAAGTTATGCCTTCTATGAGAGCTTTAATGACTGCTGGTCCAGCTATGGCTAGAGATAATACAGCAGGTTATAATTGCTCTTACTTAGCTGTAGATGATATAAAAGCATTTGATGAAGCCATGTTTATCTTACTATGTGGTACAGGCGTAGGCTTCTCTGTAGAACGTCAGTCTATACAGAAGTTACCTGAGATACCAGATAGTATGTTTCACAGTGACACTACTATTATAGTAAAGGATAGCAAAGAAGGTTGGGCTAAAGCTCTAAGACAACTTATAGCACTGTTATATAGTGGAGAAGTACCTAAGTGGGATTTATCTAGAATTAGACCAGCAGGTGCGAAGCTAAAGACTTTTGGTGGTAGAGCATCAGGACCAGCACCCCTAGTAGATCTATTTAACTTTGTTAGTAAAATATTTACAGAAGCTAAAGGTCGTAAGTTGTCTTCTATAGAGTGTCACGATATTATGTGTAAGATAGGAGAGGTTGTCGTTGTAGGCGGTGTACGTAGGTCTGCTATGATTTCCCTAAGTAACTTATCTGATGATCGTATGCGTTATGCTAAATCAGGTGACTGGTTCGACGATCCAGCAAAAGGTATTGTACGTCAGGGCTACAGGTCATTAGCAAATAATTCAGTAGCTTATACTGAAAAGCCAGATAGTTTGTCGTTTATGCGTGAGTGGATGGCGTTGGTTGAGTCAGGATCAGGTGAACGTGGTATCTTTAACAGGCAAGCATCTAAGAGGCAAGCGGCTAAGAATGGTAGACGTGACCCTAACTTTGAGTTCGGGACGAATCCTTGCAGTGAGATAATTTTGAGGCCAGCACAATTCTGTAACTTAACAGAGTGTGTAGTACGTTCTACAGATACAGTAGAAGACTTAGAGCGTAAGGTTAGGGTAGCTACTATACTAGGTACTATACAATCTTCTTTTACCAAGTTCCCTTACCTACGTAAGATATGGCAAAAGAATACTGAAGAAGAAAGACTACTAGGTGTATCTATGACTGGTATTATGGACAACCCTATAATGACAACTGCAAACAAAGGATTGGAGAATACTCTTGGACACCTCAAACAGATCGCTGTCGATACTAATGCTACTTGGGCTAAACGCCTTGACATCCCTGTCAGTACTGCTATCAGCTGTGTTAAACCAAGCGGTACTGTCAGCCAACTGGTTAACAGTAGTAGTGGGATTCACGCTCGTCACTCAGCCTATTATATTCGGACTGTACGTGGAGACAACAAAGATCCGTTGACACAGTTTATGATAGATCAAGGTATACCTAATGAACCTGAGAGGGGTAAACCAGATCAAACTACTGTGTTTAGCTTCCCTATGAAAGCTCCAGAAGGTGCAGTAACTACTTCTGATATGTCTGCTATACAACAACTAGAGATGTGGTTAGCTTATCAGCGTAGTTGGTGTGAACATAAGCCTAGTGTGACTATCAACGTCAAGAAGGATGAATGGTTCGAGGTAGGTGCTTTCGTCTACAGAAACTTTGATGAAATGTCAGGTGTGTCGTTCTTACCTTTTTTTGAACATACTTATGAGCAAGCACCTTATCAAGACTGCTTACCTACTGACTATCATATACTTCTAGATCAGATGCCTAAAGCTATTGACTGGTCTAAGTTATCAGAGTATGAACAAGAAGACAACACAGCAGGTAGTCAGACACTAGCTTGTTCTGGAGACAGCTGTGAAATAGTAGATCTAACGTAAGGTAATTTATGGCTAAGTGGAATTTAGATAGTAAACAACAAACAAAAGGTTTTGACCCAGTTAACAAACCTGCTCACTACAACCAAGAAGGTATAGAATGTATTGATTATATCAGACAGGTCTTAGGTACTGATGGTTTTATAGCCTACTGTCATGGGAACATGATTAAGTATCAACATAGGTATAGGTACAAAGCTAATCCTGTAGAAGATATGAAGAAAGCAGAATGGTATCTTAAGCGTATGAATGAAGCATTAGCGGAGAAACATAAATGACAATAAACGAAGGAATACTGTTAGGTAATCTAGCTCTATCTGTCTACCTAGTGTGGATCATATCTAAGTTAAATCAAGATATAAAAACTCTATTTGAAGGTCTAGCAATTACGATGGATGCAGTAGGTGTTAAATAGCCCCTGAGAGGGAAATTAAGCGTGGTGTGACAGGGGTTAGAGCTTTCCATAGGGTAGCCTACCTGAGAGAGAATTAATAGGCTCACACCACAAGTATAGAATCAAAAAAGCCGTAGGCGTCCTTGAGTGGATACCTACGGCTTTTCTTTTGTTTACTCTTCAACCATGCTGAGAGCTTGTTCTAATGTTTCTTTATTACGCCGTGACCATCCACGACCAAAGTGTTTGTAATCATCTAGACCTTCATAGAAGCCTTGACGTACTGTGTATACATAATCAATTATAAACTTGGGATCTTTCTCCATTATAAGACCTAACGTCTGTGGTCCTATAGCTCCATCAGGTGTCGCTCCTACTGCACGTTGTACAGCTTTAGCAGGTCTACCACTGCCCGAATTTACAGCCCAGTCGAAACAGCTCCAGTCTAAGCCCGATGGAAGCGAATCGCCTTTAACTCGATTCCAGTAGTTCTTCTTATAGATAGGAGCTACATCATCTGGAGTTAAGTCTCTCATTTCTTGTTCAGTAGACTCTCTACCAATCCACTTGTCGTACACTCTCTTAGTAACACCCAAGTTAGTCATACCACCCTTATCGTGCTTATTATTTACATAACCACCTTCGTGTTCAAGTAACATATGTAGGCATTTATCAAAGTTGTTCTTCATGCTTATTTCTTTCCACCAAAGTATTTACTTACACCACGCATACCAATACTAGCACTTACAATACCACCGAGGGAATATTGATACCAGCTTGGCATGTTAGATAAAGCGGCAAAACCATCCTGTACGATTTGATTACCCCAGTCTCCACAAAACGCTAGAATTAACGGAATCGAAAAGAGTAGAGTTATCCACTCGTCTTTCCATGAGTTCTCTGTAGCCTTCATAGCGGCAATATCCCAGTCGATCTCACCTGTAGCTATCTTCATTTTAGTTTCAGCTTCTGCTTTCTTTACAGCAGTCTTACCTTCGATCATAGTACCAGCTAAATTAGCTACCTGACCTATTAAGTTTAGTCCTAACATTAGTAGTCATCCTTCTTCTTAATATTAGTAAAACCAAAGAAGGCTGTAACTATACCAACAACTGCTATACAGTATGTAGGAGCGATAGCAGTCAAGTTGTTTGCCGCAACCTCTTGCCCTAGTAAGTTACATATAATAATCATAACAGGATAAAGTAGTAACCCTGCTAAGGAGAACCAGACCATCTTACGTTGTTGATCTCTCTTAGAGTTCTCATCTTCTATTTGCATTCTTTTGTCGTCTAATAGTAAAGCATCCCACTCAGATTTATCTACTGAACCGTTGCCATCCTTATCTGCTTTTTCAAACTCACTCATTCTTAAGAGTAGTCCATGCACCCCAAGCGATAGCTACACCTGCGGCAATGTTATCGATTGCATTAGGTAATAGTATAACAATCACCCCAAGTCCACATAGAGCAACTCCGTCCCATGTAGTTCTTTCTTTTAATCTAGCTTTAATCCAATTCATATTAGTCTCCTAATCTGCTAAGGGGTTATCTAACGCCCTTTGTAATTTATCCATAAGTTTGTCTTCAAGTTCCTTCATCGAACCACTTTGTGATACTCTGACACGTTCTCT